TGGAACTTTAGGTACTTGGACTAATTCTGTTGAAACAACGGATGCGCCAACAGGTTCAGGTTTTAAAAAATCTTGGAAATGGTTATGCACCACTGCTGATGCCTCACCTTCTGCCGGTGACTACATGATTACACAAACAAGGCTAGAAGGCCAAAATCTTCAAACGATACTTAAAGGTACGGCTTCTGCTAAAGAATTAACTTTAAGTTTTTGGGTTAAATCAAATGTTACGGGAACATATATCGCTGCTTTATTTGATGTTGATAACACTCGTATTGTTTCCAAATCCTATACGGTATCTGTTTCAGGAACTTGGGAAAAGAAAACCATAACTTTTCCTGCTGACACTACTGGTGCTTTTGATAACGATGAAAACCGTTCTTTGGATATTCAATTTTGGTTAGCGGCTGGAAGTAATTTTAGTTCAGGTACTTTGGCAACCACTTGGCAAACTAATACCAGTGCTAATCGTGCTGCAGGTCAAACAAACCTTGCTGCTGCGACAAGCAACTATTGGCAGATAACTGGTGTGCAACTTGAGGTTGGTTCTGTTGCTACACCATTTGAGTTTGAGGACTACGGCACAACATTGGCTAAATGCCAACGGTATTATTATCGCACCACAAATGCTGCAGGTAACTCATTTAATATTGGGGCAGGTGCTGCAAGCACTTTGGCTGAAACATTTATTCGCTTTCCTACAACTATGAGAAGTGCTGTCACTGCGCTTGATAGTGCAAACATTGGCGTGTATCAGTTCTCTACTGCGCTAGATTATTCTGGTGGAACTGTTGCTCTAATTCAAGCCGAAGATGATTCAGCAGGTATTCGCTACACTCACGGAAGCGCAGTATTCGTTGTAGGTGGTGCAAATGTTGTAAAAGCAGTGACTTCAACTGGCTATCTCGGTTTTAGTGCGGAGTTGTCATAGTAATGTTTTACTATTTTGATACTGAAGTATTTGGTAAAGTCCAACGCCACATTTTGCAACCATTATCTGATGGTGGAGTGCGTTCGTTTCATTTAACAGATGACAACCCGAACAAGCCTGCTTATGATGCGTGGGTTGCTGAAGGTAACACGGCTACCGAATGGAAGCCTGAAGCCTGATGTGCGTAATACTCGTTGGCTAATCTTTGCCCCTGTAGCATTTTTGGCGTTGTTCGCACCATCTGCTAAAGCAGATTTTCTAGGTGATTGGACCTACAGTCAGTCACAAGATTGTGGTGGCTCAATAGAAGTAGTTGAGAACATCATCACTTTGCATGGTCCCGACTATAACGGTTGTAGTGGTGGGGCGCATTGGGTGCAAATTGAAACGGTTGTGCCTGCTGATGTGAACACAGTTGACTTTGATTGGTCATATCAAACCAATGATGGTTGGGTGTATGACCCGCCACAGTACGGTGTCAATGGGGTGTACACGTTGATTACACAAGTCAACACTTCGTCAGGAACTATGTCTGTACCTGTGGTTGAAGGCGACATTTTTACGTTCCGTCAATATTCGATAGATACCTGTTGCCAGCCTGGTCATCTGTCTATTGCTAATCTTTCTTTATGGGACACCACAACAACATCCACGACTACAACGACGACCACTTCTACTATTGCACCCTCCACGACTGTTCCTGTGGAAGAAGAATTGACTACTACGACACTTCAAACAACTACGAGTCTGACCCCAACGACAACAGAAGAAACAATCCCAGAGTCAGCAACGACAGAATTGCCGACGACAACAAGCACCCCACCACTAGTATCCAGTGAAACATCAGACGCTCCTCCTCTTGTGGACACAATCCCACCAGTTGTAGTCACAACCGTACCTGATACCACTGTACCTAAAACGACGGTTCCTGACACGACCGTACCTGACACCACCATCCCCGACACCACCGTTCCTGATACCACGGTGCCTGACACCCTGCCACCAGACACCCTGCCAGACGCACCAGAAACGCCTGAGACGCTCCCAATAGATGTAACCGAAGAAATACCAGCCGAACTAGTAGAAGCCCTCCTAGACGCTGTGGACAGTGGCGAACCACTCACCGAAGAACAATTCGACACAGCCATAGAAGCACTCGGCGACCTCAACGAAGAAGAAGCCGTAGCCCTCATCGAACAACTCCTCAACACCGAAGTAACAGCCGACCAAGCCGAAGAACTCGCCACCAACCCTGACGTGTTGGCGGTCATCACCGAAGAACAAGCCACAGAAATCTTTGAAACCATCGAAGTCCAACAACTAGACGACACCCAAATAGCCGAACTCACAGAAGCAATCCAAAACGCCCCTATCGCCGTTCAGGAAGCCTTCGAATCAACCATAGACATCTTCGGCGGATTTGACGACTACGTACCAACAGGATCAAACATTCCTGTAGGAGAACGACGAACCCTCATCGCCATCGCAGCAGGAGCAACCCTCACAGCGGCATCAACTAGAATAAGACGATAATGAAACGCCTCTCCAACCTCATCAAAGACAACGCCTGGACATACGCAGGCACGGGACTAGTCCTCATCACCCTGTCAGGGCCAACACTCCGGCAAGCGATCTGGGTGGTTGGTGTATCATTAGTGTTACACGCAGCATTAACTCTCAGCACAAAGGAATCAGAATGAAGAAAGCACAAGACATCGCAGGTCGTATCGTGGCAGTGTTCCTGTCCTCAGCGTTGGCTATCGTTGGTGGTAGTGCTGTGATTGCCCCTGAACTAGAGATTTGGAAGTCGGCTGTGCTTGCTGGTTTTGCTGCATGTGCAACTGTTGTGCAGAAACTTGCTCAGGCTTCGCTTGATGGCAAACTTACAATGGAAGAAATCAACAGTGCGTTCGGCGCAAAGGAGACAAAGTAATGGCTGCTAAAAAGAAGTCCAACAAACCTTCAATTTCAAAAGAACCACCTATCAATTACAACGCAAAATGGGCGGATGCGATAGCAACAGTTCGTAAAGCAGATGAAGCAAAATCTGCGATGCAAGCGCAAGGTACCAAAAACTTGAAGGCTTATCAGCAAGCCAAGATTGCAGAATCCAGCGACAAAATGTTGCGAGCAACAAAAATCCAGGACACTGGCAAAGCCGGTGTTTCTTACACGACAAGAGAAAGCGGATCTTCAATAATGAGGAATCTGTTTCGTTTCGGTAGCGGCGGACTCAAGAACTCGGGCAGATAAACCTGTGGCGTATCCAGTTGTGCCGGTCAAACTTTGTGACCACCTAAAGAACGCTGTCCCAGGCAAACTTACTGCTGACCAGTTACGCAAAACTGTTGGTGGCACACTCCACCATTGTGCTGCTGACGCATGGGAAGCGATGGTAGATGCCGCACAAAAGGCTGGTATCAAACTGACACCAACATCAGCAGGCGACACATATCGCACACTCGAATCCCAAACCAAAGCGTTCTTTCAACGGTACCAACTGGAACCAACAGGCAACCCTGACACACGCACCTTTGAAGGCAAGAAGTGGTACCTAAAAAAAGGTATGGCATGTTTGGCAACACCAGGAAAATCGCAACACAACATGGGGATTGCTGTTGATGTGGCTACAGCATCAGGCCCTAGACTCAAATGGATGCTAGACAACGAACACCTATTTGGCTTCTCACACGAAGTCCAATCTGAACCGTGGCACATCCGCTACACCCAAGGAAACCAAGTCCCACCAGCGGTTGCAGCCTTCGTTGCTGCGAAAGCCGTATGACATGGATGCTGTTTGGGCTGCTGTCGTTACTGGTAGTTTTGGTCTGCTAGCAATCGTTGTTGCCAAACTAGGCAAAGAAAACCGTGACGACCACGCCGTAGTGCAAGGCATCCTCAGAGGAATGCACAAGTCTTTGAACCGAACCGAAGACAAAGTAGATAGAATTGACACCGCGCTCACAGACCATGTAAGGTCCAAGCACAACTAAACCGATTGAAAGGTGCTTGCAAATGGCGAGGGGATTCACTACCGTTGAACTCATGCTCATCCGCGACAGTTTGCTGAAGGTCACACCTTCAAGAAACCAAGCCGACGAACTGTGGGAAATCATAGAGAAGTTGAACAAAACGATTGAGGGAGCGCACATTGAACACGCCAAAAAAGTCCGTGAAACCAAGTCTGCTACAAGAGATAAAAAGTAACACGACAATCAGTGGCAGAATACCGATGCTGTTACAGATCATCAACAAACTAGACACCCAAGACAAAGCCGATCTTCTTGCTGCGTTAAACGACTACACTATTTCTGCACCGGCAATTAGTCGGGCATTAGAAAACCGTGGTCATCGGATCAGTGTTGGTTCGATTAACGGGTATCGCAGAGGAGAACTTAGACATGTCACTGGCTGATGATCTTGCAAAAGAACGAAACGTGAAAGCCAGTGCCAATGATTCTGTGGATGGTAAGGCGTGGGCGCAGGTTGGTTTAGATGGTGGCGAACTTTCCACGGGTGCGATGCCAACAGAACTTGTAGGTGACTGGGATGCAGTATTGCGATCTTTCGGACTTGACCCAACAGTGTTTGAGGTTGCTGATGACACGGTGCGTATGTCTAAATGGCAGTCGTCTAAACGGTTGGAGAACGGTGATCGTGACCTGATCTGGTTGTGGTCGTATCGAGCAAAGTTCAAACGCAAGTCTTTGACAGCGTTAAACGATGCGGAGATAGATGACATCCGCAAGTATGTTCACAAATGGAAGCCACCATCCACAAAGGTGACAGTATCCAATGAGACACCTTGCACTTTTGTTTTCAATTGGGCCGACCTACAGTTAGGCAAATCGGCTGGTGGTGGTGTCGCTGCGACAGTGGAACGTATGGTCGCTTCGATTGATGCAGGTGTGAAACGGATCAAAGAACTACAACGTGCCGGACACAACATTGAGGGTGTCGCGTTCACAAATATGGGTGATCCGTTTGAGGGTTGCGACGGCAACTATGCCAGCCAGTTGTTTACAGTCGAACTCACCCAACGCCAACAGTTGCTACTTGGTATCGACCTGTTTGCTAAAGCAATAACCACGCTTGCACCACTCACACCACGGTTGGATGTGGTCGGTGTGCTATGTAATCATGGTGAGTGGATGCGACGCGGTGGTAAACAGGTTACTTCTGATAGCGACAACTCTGGAGGGTTTCTGCTGGATGCGTTGTATCGGATACTTGACGGTCATGTACCGAACCTGGAATGGACTATTCCACATGACGAGATGGTGACAACAAAAGTTTTGTCGGATGTGAAAGTGGCGTTCGCTCACGGCCACAAAATATCGGGCAAAAAGGTAGATTGGTTTAACGCCCAGTCGATTAAAGTGTTACGTGAGGAAGGCAGAGAACCCGATCTGTGGGTGACAGCCCACTATCATCATTTAGAAATCATCGATCACGGGGCGTACACATCGTTGCAGTGTCCGTCTTTGGATGGTGGTAGCAAATGGTTTGCCGACTCTAAAGGTATTTGGTCTACAGCAGGTGTACTCACATTTTTGGTGGGTCGCCATGACATCCGCAACTATTCTGATTTAGCAGTTTTATAAACCCAGGCAAAGGAGAACCGGTAATGAGTTCAATGAAAGAGTTGTTGTATCAGCGTGAGACAGCAGCGTTTATGATCGCTGAACGTATGGAAGAAATCAGACAGTTGCGGTCAGAGATTGAGCGTTTACGTCAACAGATCCGTGATGTCAGGGCGAGCATCGTATGAGATTGTTCAATGTGGGTGACAGGGTGATCATTGATGACGAGTCGGGGACAATCGAATCCGTGATCGTTGATGGCACAGGCAACAAATATGATGTGCGCTACGGCAACACCTTCATGCTTGCTGTTGATGTACCCGAAGACGAGATTGAACCGTGGATAGCAGACGAACAATGAGCGTCACCGTTGAACTAACCGCTTGGGAATACGAACACGCTTGTGATGTTGGCATTCGCAGATATACGGCCAACTGGGGGGCTTTTGATGCAGCCCATTACAGCAACAAGGCACTACAGGAGGACAACAGAACAGCACAGGTTGCTGCTGCGGTCTGCGAACTTGCTGTAGCCAAACACACCAACAAATATTGGTCTGGTCATGTGTGGCACAAATCCGAACATCACCTGTATCGAACAATTCCCGATGTAGGGAAAAACATTGAGGTGAGGCGCATAAGAACTAGTAGCGGTGCTGCTGTGAGGAAGCGACAAAACGGTGTTCACGGTTTGGTTTTGTGGGTTGCAAAACCGGTGATGCCTGAACTGAAATCGGTTGAATTATTTGGCTGGAAAGAACAACTTGAAGCGTGGGAGTTGGGGACACCATCCTCGTATGATCCTGAAAACACACGCACAATTTCTATAAGTCACCTGAATGAGCCACAACAATGATTTACCAAGTGAAATGTAACGCTTGTAAATCTGTCATCGTTCACGACCCGAAACTCAATGTCGGCTGCTTGTGTGATTCGGATGCCCCAACATGGGTGGCTATCGGTAAAGACGGTCGGCTCATCCATTATTCACAATCCGATATGTCAGTCATCGCGTACCCAGAATGACTATCTTCGGCCGCCGCAACAACCCTTGCCCATGCAAGACACCCCTACCGCAACAACCGTTCTGCGGTGATCGAGGAGTAGAAGATGACGACTGACCACGCATTCGTTCACATCACCTGGCTAGACGCACACTCCGGCACAGACCAATGGACACAAATCGAGAACCTAGATCAAGAAGGATGCCTCGTACACACAGCAGGATTTCTGCTACCAGACGCTAAAGCAGGCCATGTCACCATCTACCAGTCACGAACCCCGAACAACGATGTAGACCATGTGCTACACGTACCTGTGGCTATGGTGCAAACAATCCAAACGATTGACTTGACTTAACCCTGCAACACCCCTAACCTACAGTTACAAAACACCGACAAGGAGAAACGATGATTAAGCACGGATACACAATACCCAAGCCACCACACGGCAGCCAGGAATGGTTGAACGCACGATGGAAAAACGATGAAGGTCTAGCACGGATCACAGCATCCGTGGCCGCCGTTGTTCACAACGAACACCGATTCACCACACCAGCAGACCTCGCAGTAGAACTCTTGGCCAAGACACCCCCCGTGCCGAAAGAACAAAACGATGCGATGCGTCGAGGAACAATCCTTGAAGGACCACTCATGTTGTGGGCATCAGAAATCTTGAACGTCACCATCAGCGAACCACAAGACTTGTACTGCTACGAAGAAGAAGGTGTACGTCTGATGGCAACATTGGATGGCAAAGATTTGTCAGGAAAAATCTATGAACTGAAAACCTATAACAAAAGGTGGAACGGTCAACTCCCCCCATATTGGAAATGGCAAGGAGTACAACAAGCGATCTGCGCTGATACAAACGAAATCACATGGATCGTTTTTGACTCCGATCTTCAACTGCAATTCCACACACAAACCGTCACATCCGACGAACGCCAACAACACATAGACGCAGTACGCAAATTCTTGGGGTTCATTGACATGGGGATGATGCCGGAAGGTGCTGACCCCACCTACGACAACGCTTCGGCTTTGTACCCCGAAGGATATGAGAACACTGTTGTCTTGGGCCATGAGGTATACAACACTTTAGAGCGTTTGTCTATTGCTAAAGAACAAATCAAATCTGCTGAAGCAGTACGCGATCAGTTGCAAGGTGAGTTGGGGATGCTGCTCGGTGACGCAGAGTACGGATCAATTGACGGGGTGCAAGTTATTACCTGGAAGAACTCGTCACGTACATCGTTTGATGCGAAACAGTTTGAGAAAGAACATCCAGCATTACACGCAAAGTTTAAGAAAACATCAACCTTCCGCACTATGCGGATCACAGCAAAGGAGAGCAAATAATGAAACTTGAAGAAATCCTCGGAGCATACGGTGTGCCAGATCCAAAGATTGTTGGCAAACTACCGAAGGCTGGCACCTCACTAGATTTTGTGGGTCACGCAGACATCACACGAATCTTGTTGGAGATTGACCCGACATGGCGTTGGGTTCCTATCGCATGGGATAATGGGCGACCATCAATCCATGTTGAGAACGGCATCGCAACCATGTGGGGTGAACTCACCGTTCTTGGACAAGCCCGTTTAGGTGTTGGTTCAGTACGTGCAGACAAACAAGAACTAGACAAAGAACTGATCGGTGACTTCCTTCGTAACGCAGCGATGCGATTCGGTATCTGTCTATCGTTGTGGACTAAGCAAGAATGGGATGACAACCCTCATGCCACAACCAAACCTGTACCCCAAGCAAAACCTGTGGCACTTGCCAGCAACCCACCAGTGTCAGCAGACAATATTGAACGGTTCAAAGGCGCATGTGCAGAGGTTGCTTTGGATTGGCGCGAAATTGCCAACACTGCCGGAGTCAACCTAGACAACTTGCATGAATCCGATATGGATTTGTTACGTGCCGCATATGCCACAGCCAAGAAAGCGTTGTACGCACCGAAACCTGTAGTCAAACCTGAAATTGTGGACTCATTCCAAATTGATCCAAACGAACAAATCTTGGATGTTGGTGACGTGTTGGCCAAAGTGGTTGACCTGTTCGCAGGTTCCGAAGTGATCGAAGAATCACGCAGCAATCATCCTGCCAACGGCACACCACAAATCAAAGAACCTGGCGCACCAGCCACAGCACCACAGTTAGGCAAACTTCGTGCGTTATGTGGTGGAGCAGGTATCACCAGCAAAGAAGACCAACTCTCAATGGCATCAGATCACACAAAACGAACCATCACATCGTTTAATGATCTAACCAAAAAAGAGGCATCAGAACTCATTGGCATCCTTGCCCCGTGAGCAAAAACAAATCTAAAGGCACAGCCTTCGAGACACTCATCGTTGACTACCTTAAACAGTTCTACCCGAACTGTGAACGACGCGCCCTACAAGGTGCGCTCGACAAAGGTGACATCACAGGTGTAGACAACCGCCTGGTCTTTGAATGCAAATCCCACAACACCCTAAACTTCTCTGGCTGGTTGAAAGAAGCCGAAACAGAACGGATAAACGCCAACGCAGAAGTTGGGGTTGTGGTTGCCAAACGGCGAGGCTATGGTAAAGCCGAAGATCAGTACGTGGTACTCACCGTAAAAGATTTGATCAAATTGTTAAACATTACTGAATACTGATGTAACAACAACATTCAGGGTACGCTCCCTCATAACCGGCGCGTGTTGTTGTCCCCTAGCCATTGTCTGATCGCGGTGGACTAGGGGCAAAACCCTTTGCCAGTAAGCAACTCGACCTTTTTGCTATGATAGGAGACACCAATGCGAAACCTTGTACGGCTATTTGCCGTTTCTATGGTAGGGATTATCACCTTCGGCAGCATAGTTTCAGCAGCCAAAGCCCCTTTGCCAACCCCTGAACCTCTTAGCGTGGCTCTCCGTGCGTCTGACAGGGTGCCTGAACCTGACATCGTGTTCCGTCACGGCGACATCTCATGGCTACCAGAACTAGCCACCAAAGCAGGCTGGCCACCTGAAACATGGCAACGGCTCGGAGAAATAATCCTCACCGAATCCGGCGGCTGCCCCAATGTTCGAGGAGGAGACATCGTGAATGAGAACTGCGAAGTTGTCGGGCATGACGGCTCAAATCATCGCTCAGATACATCGCTCCTTCAGATCAACGGAATTAACTGGGATTTGAAACGAACCAAACTTGCAATAGTTTGTGTCCGTATGGGAGTATGTACCCAGGAGGAACTGATGAACCCGATAACAAACCTACGTGCTGGCAAACTACTGTTCGATGTGGCAGGCTGGAGTCCATGGAATCCACAGAAATGAGCCTGCTAGACAACTTCATCAACGAACTAAAAGACAACGACTTCGGTTGGCAAAACGAAGCAGAATGCCGAGGCGAACTCACCGAATTGTTTTTTATGGACATCGAAGAAATATCTATCAACCACATCAAGATGCGTGAAGCCCGCGAAATTTGTGACCGATGCCAAGTAAAAAAAGAATGCCTTGACTTTGCTGTAGTAAACAACATAGATTATGGGGTATGGGGTGGCACATCCCCACATCAACGGAAAGGGATACGCAGTGAGCAACGAAACAGAATTTGAACTTGAATACTGGCAGGATCGAGTAGACGCACTCGCCGTCACTAACCAAGCGTTACAAGAAGAACGCGACCGCTACATGGATGCAGCCGAATCGTTAGCCCAAGAACTTGACGCACTCAAAGCAACCATGAAACAAGCAGAGTCGGTAATCTCCAGGCTACGAACCCACATCGCACAAGGCGTAGAACTCTAAACAACGCCGAGGGGCAACATGAAACCAATACACATCGAACTATTTATTGACCGTTTATGCGGCCTATTCCCGACAACGAACATCGCACGCAACACGTTGAAGTCTGCGTGGACACGCGACGACATCATGCTTGACGCATCAGACGACGACGCAAAAGCCGTACTCAAATTGTGTGAATCACTATCCAAATTCCCTGCATCAATCGGGGAAGTACGCCACATGTTTCGACAAGTTGGCGGTCACATCGGTGGCACATTCGGCTGCGAACTCTGTGACCACACCGGATGGGACATAGGTAGACAAGGCCATCACGATGTTGACGAAACAGACTGCTACCCAGGTTGCGAAACGTTTTATACAACAGAATTTATGGGTGGCACATATACGTATGTGAAACCATGCCGATGCCAAGAAGCAGCATGAAACAAACCTGGCACTGCCCACAATGCAAACAAGTGATCACTACCTACATCAAACTTGTTGAACCACCCGTATGCGAAAACAAACACCGACCAACACCAATGGAGAACAAATGAACCTACTAGACATCATCGCCGCTACCGAAGCCAAAAACCAGGCAATCGCTACCGTTGCTACCAACGCAGACCAAACATGGCTCACAACCTGCTACAACGTGATCGTACAAATCGCTACCACTACCGACACCTTCACAACCGACAACATTTGGCAAGCACTCGAAAACGCAGCACTACCGACACCACACGAACCGCGTGCGATAGGTGCCGTGCTTCGACAAGTTGCCAGTGACGGACTGATCTGCCCTACCGACACTTACCAACCTTCGGCGCGTGTAGCGTGTCACGCTCGGCCTGTTCGTGTTTGGCGGCGCGTATGAACGATCAACCGTCACTGTTTGACATCACCGATCCTTACCGTGCCGGCGATAATCCGTTGGCCGAATACACCGACAATTATTTAGGTTCGCTTGTCGAAGTGTGGGCAAAAAATTATCCGAAATAATCCTTGACATTTTGCCGGTGTTAGGTCATACTCTTATTAGCCCCGCTTGACGGGGGATCAGTTGGGAGACTGTATGAAACAAGTAACGGTTACAGAAACCGTGTTTTTATTGGGCGAATTGTCTGATACGGCACGTGAAAAAGCGTTAGAGAAAATGCGCTACGAATTGGCCGAGTGGCTAGACAGTAGCCAGATCACCGATTATCTCAACGGCGAACTGTATTCCGCACTCACTGGCACATACGACGGAGAGATGAGGCCAGATGATCTGTCTAAGCGTGTTGGTCTTACTGTCGAGTGGTCATTGTCAAATTGTCAAGGCGACGGGGTTGCTATCTATGGCACACTCAACAGCGACGACGCGCCCAACGTAAACTGGCACGGCGCAAGCACCGCCACGTTTACCCGCAACAGTCACGGCAACCATTACAGCCACGAACACTGTATGACTGTCGCATTGTTCAGTTACGACGAAGCCGGATACGAGGTAGACGCGGAAAGTGAAACCACCGAAATGTTTGCGGAACAATTCCGTGATCTATGCCGCGAATTAGCACGATCAGGTTACGCGGAGATTGACAACCTAACCAGTGAACAGGCCGTAATCGAATATCTGGAGTGGTCTGAGCCGCGCCGGTTCACGATTGACGGCGATATTCATCCGACAAAATGGTGGGGGGAATAATGAAAACATTGGCCGAATATATTGCCAACGAAACTAATGGCACTTGCCCGAACTGTGGCGATAATCTGTCTGCCACCATTGGCAACCTACAACCGTCGTGGTCTGATTATTTTGACAACGTTGTTTGTTGGTGGTGTAAATGTCACCCAACCGAAACTGATCGGGGTATCTAATGGAAACTAAATGCGCTAGTTGTGGCGAAATAATCGACTGGGAAGGAAATGGTGGACATATCTACCCAGACGGTCAAACACTTTGCGCCGATTGTGAAGGACAGATTACGACAACAGAATTATGGGAGGAATAATGGGCACCACCACAACACCCGCTTGGCGTTACTACCGATCACAACTAGCCGGTACGCCTTGCGCACAATGTGCCACTTGCGGCACGATCTACGTCTATTGGGAAACCGACGACTTGGAATATCACACTCAACAACACGAAACGGAGACAGCACAATGAAAGTGAAATACGCATTAGAAATGCTTACACAACAAAACCCCGACGACGAAATCGTTATCGCCTACTGGACTAAACAATGGTTCATAGACGTACTTGGTAGAGACATCACCGATACTCAATGGTTAGAAATCGCAGACGCTTGCGAGGACACTTTGGAGTGGAACGGCGTTGGAGACGATATACAGGCAGCAGCAATTGAGACTTTAGACAACGAGGAGACAGCACAATGAACGGTTACAAACTTAGAACGGCATTAGAAAAACTTATGCCCAACTACTCAATAGACGAGGACAACGAAGGCCAGATAATTATTTACACCAACCTTGTCGAAACCAACAACGACACCTACACGGAGATAGCACAATGAACTTACGCGCATTACAACAATTCACTGACGAAATATTTGGGCAAAACCGGCATACCGACAGTATGAACGACTACTACCCGCATACCTTGTACCTAGATACCGAAAACGAAACGTATGGCGACGCGTCACGCATAACACTAATCAGCACCACCGAATGGTCACAAGAGGATTGTGACGCTTGGGAGTGTATGACCGACAGTGAGCGCAACGAATACGCCAACGACAACAGCCAATCAAACGAAACAGCACTCACCCCGTATGCGTGGCAAGAATTGAGCAACCAATGACCGACAGCCCAATATTGCGCGCTACCGCCACCACCATAATCATCACCGTAGGTATATGTGCCGTGACAGTAGGTGCCAACGCCGGCTATCTATGGTGGGCAACAATGCTTGTGTCGATCTACCCGTTTACGCACCTTTACTACCGACACAAAAAATAACGCCGCTAACAAGTACCGGTAGTGGCAGACCACTCCCAACGGCTACCACTACCGCTACCGGCACCACAACCGACTACACAGCGAAAGCACACGTAAGTTACCGATCAGTAATCAAACAAATGTTCGTATAGAAAATAGTTTTTACATTGTCAAGCCGAACCACGCTCTATATAGGTATGAGATACCTAATCCAAATACAAACCGCCGCCGGCCAAATCACCGTTGGCCACTTCGACACACTCACCGCCGCACGTAAATATCTCGCCGGCGTTCGTTCCGGCGTGATCGTGCCACTCATACCCGCAGACGCGGCCACCGCGCAACAACTCACAACAGCCACCCGCGAACAGATCAAACTACTATTTGACAATCTGCCGCCGGCCAAGTTCCGAGCTGGTGCCACGCACCAGCACACCACCAGCCAAAAACAAAGACTTGACAACGCGCTACAAATATGATCTAATCAAATAGCGCACGAAAACCCGAACACCTCGCGCGCGCGTAACCGTTGGGAGACGGGCAAACTATGAGCCAAACAATGATAGACGAAATCACCAAACAACTAAACAAGGTCAAAGAAAACCCGCTACTAAATCAGATCGAGCGCGAGTGCGTCACGGTTTTAGCGTTCTGGTCAGACGGGCCAAGCGCGGAAACCGGCGCAATAATCCAGCGGACACACCTATTCCCCGCCGGCACTAGCACAGTGACAGCAAACCGAAAAACGATCAACCAAATCAAACGCCTATTTCCTAACGCCGTTATTCTTGGCCTGATCACAACGGAAGCCGCGCCACAATGAGCACCGACTATCGAGAAATCGCGCTACAGATGAACCGCCTTTACTGTATCGGGGAAGGCCATCTAGCCAGCGATCTACTTCTAGACGCGATCAGAAACGACGACAACGACGAGCCACGCAACGAAAACAGCCAAAACGACTTTAGAGATTACGTTCTATTCACATTGGACCGGATCCGCGAAAACCTAAACAAAGAACTAGCCACACTCACCAGCGAGATTGAGAAATGGATACAAACAAAATGAGCGACACAACCAACACCGCCCGCGACTATTGCCGGAATATCGGCAGAGAATTAGACGCTCTAGACTTTATTCTTGCGCACTCTGGCCGCGATCTAGACGACGAAACCGCCGCAACCTATGCCGAAGCAATCAGCGAACTAGAAACAGATATAGATCTCGACGCTTGCGATATTGTCGCCCAGTACCTAAACGAAACCGCGCTAGAAATGAAAATTCTACGCACCGACGACCACCAGCAAACCCGCGTGGAAATCTTGCGCACTTGTGGCGGCCCGCACTGCGAAATCACACGCGACAGCAACGACGGCTACATAGTCGCCGTAACAACGTACGACGGACACGACCAAGCCACAATCCGCAACAGTTACCGCGAATTGGCCAACTATCTCGACGAGATAGCACAATGACCGACCCTATCGGCTACTACATACTCGCCGGCATAGCACCCGCCAGCGCGTTCCTAGTGGCTCTAATAGCCACCCACGCCCAACGCCCACCCCGCACCAAATACACAAACGCGGAACTAATCGCCTACCAGCGAGCAAAGATCGAGCGCAACCGCGCACGAAAAACAACAACCCAACAGAATAGGAACTAAATCAAATGGGCATAATTCAGCACCTAAACGACCTCGACGCAATAAACGCACGTTGGCCGCACATACACCACAAACCAGAACCCGAAACAACCCAACTAAAACAGGAGAACAGCAAAATGAGCAACGATCAGAAAACCCAACTAGGCCAAATCACTGGCACACTAAAAGACCTTGCGCAAGTGTTCGCGATCGTCACACCGTACGCCAGCACCGAGAAGCAGGCTCTACAACTAGTAACGATCACCGGCTTTACGTTCGAGTGTTGCGACAGTTACGCAGCAGCACGACACACCACCGGCGAACAGATCACAACAACACCGGACAGGTTCACACTGCCAGCCAGCGAAGTGTCCAAAGCACTCACAGCAGCAGCAAAACTAGCCGGCAAACACGCCGGCACCGTCACAGCCACATTGACCGCCACGCCGGAAGCGTGGACACTCACAACGAGCGCAGGCCAAACCCACACCGGCAACAACCCACAACACGAAACACCCAACACCGCCGCAATATGGACAACAGCACAAACCACAACACCGGCCACATTCCAACCGTTCAGCCTTGCCCAATGGCAAATCGAAAGACTAGCCAAAACCACCAAACAGGCCAGCACCGGAAACGAGCAACCAGCACAACTAACCCACTACACCGACCCAATCAAACCAGTGGTCTACACAATCACAACACAAACCAGCACCACTGAGTTACTCATAATGCCAATGAAAACCAAATAACCCCCAACACCCCCGCCGACAAGATCGGCCACCAATGCCCGCCCGCACCCACCGCCGGCGGGCATTGTGCTATCCCGCCACAAATCGAAGCCGCAACAACACCAGACACCACCAACCCAAGCCACGATCTAGGCGATCACTAACAATCGTTACTACTTGCCGCCGGCAGGCCTATTGCCGCGCCGTATTGGGTAGCCCCCACCCATTAGACCGGCCAAACAAACCGACAACACCAACGCCGGCAGACCGCAAACACTCACACCAAGCACCCAGCACCCTAGATCACTGACTGGGGGTATGCCGAGCCACCCGCCCCCCTATATATCTATAATGTCTTGTGTCGACGTTTGGTTTTGTGGTCACTGTGAGTGGTTGAACCCCCGCCTTGGGAGGTGGGTGGTGGGTTGACTACTGTGTGTGGTTTCGGGTTTGTATCGTGTTGGGAGATATATACACTTGTGTGTATCTGTTTGGGTGATGGCGGTCAATGATTGTTCGGGTGTTTGCTCCCCCCACGGTTCGCTCTTTGGAGCAGGTCGCCGTAGCCAAGTTCTTTTAGCCGACACCTTGATTGTTGGTGATGTGACGTTCACCGCGCTGCTTGATCTATCAATTAGATCATCGAACCACGTTTCCGTGGATGATTGTCCCGCCCTGTGCAACGAGGGTACGACCGTGAAAGTATTGGTTTGTCGTCATCCCGACGAGTGTGAATGTTGAGTGTAGCAGATGTTTTTAATGTTGGTGGGCGAGGGGAGAACCGGAGTTAGTAACCCGACGAAACTATCTCTACGGACACACCCACCAACAGGTGTATGATAGCACCACAATGACTGCTGGAAGATCAGGGCGACGACAAATACCGCCACAAGATGTAGCCCGTTTTTGGCAGGCACGGGCATCAGGTATGTCGATCAAAGATGCAGCGAAGATTGCTGGTGTGCATATCAACACCGCACAAAAATGGGACTCCAAGAAACGTAAAGTTAAAGCAGAGTTGGAGTTAGCGAACCTTGATGGGGCTAAAGTACGCAAAAAAGAAGGTGGCGTACAAGCAGATCAATGGCAGAAAGTTATGGATGTGTCCGATTTGCCACCGGTTATTCCGTATGACCGTTTGAAACCTGAAGCGCAACGGGCTTTAACCGATTTTGATTATTTCCGTAGACGCTATTTGGGGCGTGTGCCTTCCCCGTGGCAGGTTGATGCCGCATACCAGATCGAAGCATGGTTGTTGAACAACGATAAAGAGTTTGTGGTGTTGAACTGTCCCCCAGGTGCAGGCAAATCCACCCTGTTCCATGATGTGGCTGTGTGGCAGATTGTTAAGAACCGCAAGATCCGTGTGATGATCGGCTCCGTGTCGCAGGCACTAGCAAAAATGTATAGCCGTCGTATCCGTGAAACCTTGGAACGCCAATTTCCGTTAGACCCTGACCCGATTCTGATTGACAAAGGGTTAGCGATAAAAGCCGAAGCATGTTTGGCTATAGATTTCGGTAGGTTTAAGCCTTCAACTAGTGGTAGTCTGTGGCGAGCCGAAGAATTTATTGTCGAACAGGAGGACATGGGTGGACTGGACAACAAAGAACCTACTGTTAGTGCTTACGGTATCGAGTCTGAGTTCATTGGCCACCGTGCGGATCTGTGCTTATTTGACGACGTTGCGAGTCCGGAAAATGCTAAAGAAAGTGCGGCACGAGATAAACTTATCGAACGCTGGGACTCAATGGCAGAAGCCCGTGTTGACCCAGGTGGACTCCTCGCAGTTGTCGGACAAAGACTCGGACCTCTTGACCTCTACGCCCACTGTCTTGCCAAAATCACGTACGAAGATTTCGAAGACAACTACGACGGGTCAGACACCACGGACATCTCCGAAGAAAAAGAACCCCTCAAAAAACACAAGTACCACCACCTCATCTACAAAGCGTATTACGAAGAACTAGACACAGGTAAAGCGTCTAAACGTAACAGCGCACCAGCATGGCCTGAAGGCCCACTGTTAGACCCGTACCGTCTGTCTTGGAAAGACTTATCGTATGTGAAGCATTCTAATCCTGCGAAGTTTGCTGTGGTGTATCAGCAAGAAGATCAGGCTGAAGGCAACTATCTGATTGAACGGGTGTGGGCTACAGGTGGGGTGGGTCCTGATGGTGTGATGTATCCAGGGTGTATTGACAATGATCGTCGACCAGGGCATATCCCACAAAATTTGCAGCCACCACTCATTTCGATTGCTTCGGTTGATCCGTCACCAACCATGTTTTGGGCTATCCAATGGTGGATATATCAACCTGAAACGAACCTACGATTCTTGATTGACTGTGAACGAATCAAACTGACTGCTGAAGGACTACTCGGATACGACATTTCGGGGCGTACCTATTCAGGGATCATGGAAGAATGGCAGAACAGGTCGTTTGAATACGGCTACCCAATCTCCCATTGGATTGTGGAAGTGAACGCAGCACAACGATTCTTGTTGGCACACGACTTTGTTCGCAAATGGCAGGCATTACATACCGTAAACGTAATACCTCACACCACTAGCCGCAACAAACTAGACGAAAACTTGGGTGTGGAAGCGTTGCTACCTAACTTGTGGCGTACCGGTCAGGTGCGTTTGCCAACTATGCGTGAAAACTGGAAGACTTTAGCGTTCATTGAGGAGATGTCTTCGTGGACTAGAGACAAAAAATCGGGTACCGACCTTGTGATGGCACACTGGTTTGCTGAACTACATGCACCGAAACTTCGACAAGGTATTGCACCACCGAAACAGTGGCGACCGTCTTGGATTTAGTATGGTATCTTTGTTCTAATTCTCATATTTAGGAGTGCGTTTGCTTACCACTGAAGAAATCGTTGCTCTCTATGAGCAGAGGCGCAGAGCGCAGGGTCCTTTGCAGGAACAAATGCGCCGTGTACGCGACCTAGCAAACGGTGACGTAATCGTTCCACTAAACGAACTAGACAAAAACGCTAAAGCATCTGTAGCAAACCTGTTAGTTCAAGGCTTAGATCAAATGTCGATGCGTGTTGCATCAACAATGCCATCCCCATATTTCCCTCCAGTCAAAGAAGGCTCAGACCGTTCAAAGTCCACAGCCAAAATGCGCAAACGTGCGATGCTATCCATTTGGGATCACAACCGTATGCAAATGAAAATGCGTCGACGCGCACGACACCTTCTCGGCTACTCACAGTCGGCTGTTGTACTTAAACCTGACTTCAAAACTTTGATGCCAGTGTGGACTGTACGCAACCCATTAGACACCTACCCTGCTTTCACCGATGACCCAGATAACCCAGTCCCAGATGACTGCATCTTTACCTACAAAGCCACAGCAACCTACCTAATCCAAAACTACGGTGACTTGGTGTTGGGCAAACTTCGTATGGGCAAAGTTGATGCCTCAACTAAATACACGATGCTCGAATATGTGTCACCAGAATGTATCCATCTAGTAGTTCTCGGCGCAGAAGACAACCCAACTTTGAACGCATCAGAACGTGCCGGTATCGAAGCACTCACCATCGAGTACATTCCGAACCGCACTAACATGCCGTTGGCTGTTGTAGCAAACCGCATCACCCTAGACAAGCCTCGCGGCCAATTTGACGGCGTTATGGGCATGTACTACACACGCGCACGTTTACAAGCACTTACCGAAATCGCTATTGAGCGCGGTATTTTTCCTGAAGAATATTTGATTGCACGACCAGGTGAAAACCCTGAAATCATGCAAGTGGCAAACGGTAAACAAGGACAGTTGGGTATTGTCAAAGGTGGCGACATTCAACAGTTGCAACTCAACCCTGGCTACAAGACTGATACTGCGTTGGATCGTTTGGAGCGTCAAGAACGTTTAGAGGGTGCGATCCCTGCCGAGTTCGGTGGCGAATCAGCATCCAATATCCGTACAGGTCGTCGCGGAGAATCAGTCCTTTCAGCAACCGTTGATTTCCGTGTTCAAGAAGCACAAGCAACCTTTGAACAATCACTGTTCGCCGAAGACAAGATCGCTATTGCAATCGAAAAAGCGTATTGGGGTAATCAAACCAAAACATTTTACATGTCATCCAAACAATCAGTTGGCATGGAAACATATCAACCAAACAAAATTTGGCAAACAGACTTCCACTATGTTGCATACTCGGCAGCAGGATCAGATGTAAACAGTTTGATCGTAGGTTTAGGTCAGCGGCTCGGTACGGGCTTAATGAGTAAAGAATCAGCGCGTGAAGCGGACCCACTCATATCCGACCCTGACCTAGAACACGACCGCATCATCGCGGAAGGAGTTGAATCTGCCCTACTATCATCCATACAACAGCAGGCTGCGAATCCTGAAGGCCCGTATCAGCCAGAAGATTTGGCATACCTCACCAAACTTGTCGTCGAACAAGACATACCACTATTCGACGCTGTTAAACGGACAGACCAGCGAGCCAAAGACCGTCAAGCAGCACAAGCACCAGCAGGCGCACCAGAAACAATGCCAGGACTAGCGATGCCAGGAATGGGTCAAGAACAACCAGCCGAAGCACCAGCAGGTCCACCAGGAATAGAAGGACTGTTAGCACAACTAGGGGGTAGATAATGGCTGCATACGCTCAACGAACTGATTTGAACTCATCTGCGATGACACCTGAATACGGCGGTATTAAAGCGTTGGCTGACGCACAAAGAGCCGTACCAATGGGTTCATCACCAACAGCCGCACCGCAACAACAAATCCAACGCCCTGTGCCTGGTGCAGCAGGACCGTTGACACGCCCAACAGAACGACCACTAGAACCGATTACTGCTGGCGCAAACTTTGGTCCAGGACCTAACGCTATGGCTGCCGGTATCCCTATTCCGCGTTCATCCAACGTTGTTGCTATTGAAGAACTACGCGCTATCGCACAAATGTATGCGTCGGATGATCTGCTCGACTTATTGGATGCGTATGGAAATGATGTTCAGTGAAACTCAGCCAACAAATTCCAGCAATAAATGTTCTTAACGAAATAAACAAGCCTGCTGCCGCACCCGCACCTGCGGCGATGACACCACAGCAAATACAAAAACTTACCGAAATCAAAACCCGTGCGGGATGGTTGTCGCCAAGCGAAGTGACCGCTTTGGCTAAAGGTGATGCTACCACTCAGGCTATTGATGCTGTTGCAACAATGAAAGCAAAACAGATCATTGATGATCAAGGATCGGATCAACCTGAAGGTAGTTGGGTGCGACGTAATGTTTACGACAAACTTAAAGCAACCACCAGGTATGGTTTTGCGGGCTTAAACTTTGTTCCCGAATTTGTGCAGGGTGGTGTCGCACAGTTTTTTGATGACAACAAAGATGTTGACGGGTTTATAATTTCGACCACATTGGGTTCGATGTTAGAAAACCCAGAACTACAAGGTGAAGGATTTTTTGCTGGCGACAAACTTATGGAGAAGCAGGCTGAACGCGCACGTCGCTACCGTGGCACAGTAAACGGATCGGCGTGGACTGTTGGCCGTGGTGCAGCAAACCTAGTGTTCAAACCAAAATCTTTATGGTACAACGTGATGTCCGGTGTGTTGGATGCGGCAACGATGATCAGGTTTGATCCCGTCACCCCAGTCACCAAGGGCGCAAAAATTCTTACAGCCGGCAAAAGCAACGTACCGAGACTATCAACAGCAGCGTTGAAAGTACTTCGGGAAGAACTTGCTTCAGGTGTTGGTTTAACCAAAGGTCTTGCCGAGTATGGTTTGGATGGCACAGCATACGACACGTTTTCGCGTACCAACCGCCGTTTCGTAACATTGATTGATCGTCTTACTGGAGAGAAAAGTGCTTCTCGAATAGCGGAAGACATCTTTGATCACAAACTGCCGAACGAAGTTGTTGCGGCTTTGGCTGATGCAAACGACCCTGAAGTGGTGCGAGCAATCCTGGCAACAGGTTGGGGTATTTCGGATCAGGCGTTACCGCAAGATATTCGCAATATCCAAAAAACGCTGTTGGGTAAACAAACAATAATGGGTACCGCTATTGGCGACATCATTCACGAACGTATGCCGTTAGTTGAGGGTATTCGCAAATCACGATATTTCACCACAATGGCAAAAGGTTCGATTGTTGTTGCTGGAGACACAAACGACAACCGCAGGGCAGTCAAAACAATCATTTCGTATTTGCGTACAGCCGGCGTAGACGCTGACATAGTTGATGATATTGCGGATAAGGCAATTAGGTCTTTTGTCCCTTCAAATTCTGATGCTGCCCGAAAATCCACGGTGGAAGTCTTTGAGGCAACTCTAAAATCCGTGATGAAACAAGACGGAATTAAAGACGAAGTGATTAACGAACTGTTTACTAGGGCAAGAGGCGGTGTGGAAAATGCTCGTATGTATTTGCAGAACAGGGCTGGCAGCCCAACAGACAACGGGTATCTCGCATATTTGATGAACCAAAATCGAAGCCTTATCCCAGAACAACAGTTTGAAATGATGCTATCTGAGTTGGGGTATCGAGGCACTAATGAAATGGCGATCACGTCACCAACCGAATTGGTTGAGATGTTGAATCGTGTGCAGGTGTTGCCAGATTTGCGTGATGTTCGACGTATTACAAGAAATAAACTGTTCCGTGAAGTTTTGGGAAAGCAAGACAAATTTGGCAAAATGGCTATCACCGCCAAAAAGGTTAGAAAACCTATCGTTTTTATTACCGATCAAAAAGAGTTTGATCGTTTAGGCAAAGAAATAGATGCGTTGGTGGCTAAACCCCAAAAAACAAGAGACATGTTTGATCAGATAAGCGAGTTGAAAAAACAGCGAAATGATTTGAAAATCACTAGAAGCGTAAAGGTTGTTACCCCAGAAGAAAAAGGTCTACTTAACGCTATTGACTATGTGCAAAACAATTTGTGGAAACCTTTGGCTTTGGCTTCAGGCGGGTATGTTGTCCGTAACTCCCTTGACGCACAAATACGTATGGCTTTCAGCGAACTACCAAGTGCGCTGGTACACCCGATGCAGTACATCAGTCTTGTGACTGGCACATCAAAAAAGATGAGTTTGAAATTTGAGAACCTTGCGGCACTTGGCACAAAAGCAAGTCAGGAAAAGATTAGCAAACTGGGTCAACAAATTGATGAACTTCGAGCAATAACGGTTCGCACAACAAAACAGGAAGCGAAACTAGCCAAACTTGTAACCAAACAAGATGAAATGATGCTCACCAACGAAGGGTTGCTGGATGAAGCATTACAGGATTTGGCTAAAGAGTTAGGTTTTGGTTTAGAAAAACAAGGTCTTGGTGCGTTAAACATTGAAGACAACATGATTGCATCGGGTGTGTTTGCCCCCGTTGAAAGAGGAAGCGCAGAAGGTGTAGCCCGCCACACTGACGCTGTGGCACAAAACGGATACAGAACATTCCGTGGGGCCGAGCGTCGCATGGCAGTACAAACTTTTGTCGAATTTGGTGGGGTGTCACAAGCATCCCGTGATGCTGCGGCAAGCCGAATTGTCAACCTAATCAGAAGTAACCCAGGACTTAAAAAAGATATTTTTGATTTGCACCTTAAAGGTTTTCAGGTAACGGAATCTGCTTTTGGCAAAATAACCACTACAGGGGCCGTAGATTTGGCTTCGTTGCCAGAAGATGAGATGGTTCAGGCTCTTTTGCAGTATGCGTACGACATTCCTATCGGAAACGCACAAACCCTTACGGGTGGAGTTTACGAAATAGACTTTATGTACGCCTTTAATCGTGTGCCAAAAACTATTGGAAATAAGACTGTTCCAGCGTTTGAGAGTGTGACATCAGATTTGGTTGCTGCCGAGGGTGGTGTTTTGCGTGTTGGTTCAGTCGTTCAGTTGGCAGACAACGAAGTTGGTGTCATAACAGGTTTTAAAGATTCTGTTTCAAGACAAATGGTTATTGACCCGTACACGGGTGGTGTGGTTGAGGCAACAGGTTACGGCGATGACGCTATTTCGATAGTCCAACCAGTAGAGAACACTGACGCTTTTGGTAAAAGCGGTAACGGAACGGTTTTTGCACGTCGAATAATTGACAGGACACCTCTTTGGGATGGCAAAAAAGGATTACCTCAAAAACTAAAGCGTGAGTTAAGTCTATTTGAGGCAAAAGACAAAGGCGAATTAAACGCTTTTCAAAAGACAATGGATGGCAGCACCGACTGGTTTTTTAACCGTGTTGTCGGAACGGTTACACGCAAACTTGAACGCTCACCAGTGTTCCGTGAATACTATTACCAAGAAGTAGGCGCACTTGTTGACCGTCTTGACCCTGCTGAAGCACAAAAGTTTTTGACAAAAGTAGAAAAATATGCCAAAGAAGCCGGCATTACCCCTGAAAAATATGTTGGCGACAAACAAATTATTGGTCGTATGCGAGCATCAACAAAAACTGCTGGCGATGTGACCATTAACGAATTAGATGAATTTGCCAAAGTGCAAGCAGTCACACGGATGAAAGAACTTTTGTATGACGCTTCGGAGAAAACCAACCTGCAAGACGCACTACGCATCATCATGCCGTTCGCACCAGCATGGAAAGAAGTTCTTGGCACATACGCAGGGTTCTTCAAATCCAACCCAATCGGAGCAGCAAGATCCTTCCAACGCATATATACCGGTGTTGGCAACGCCGACCCAGACAATGACGGTCGAGGGTTCTTCTACAAAGACCCAACCACAGGTCAAACCATGTTTACGTTCCCAGGTTCGGGAACATTGTCTAAAGCGTTGCTGGGTTTGGATGCAACCATTGAGGCACCTGTTGCCCGTTTGTCGCAAGGTATCCAGGCTTTCCCTGCGCTTGGACCTATGGCACAGATTGCTGTATCCGCATGGATGCCTGATGTTCCTGAAACAGATGCGATGGTTGGCATCTTGTTGCCGTATGGAAGAAAGGGACCAGAGGCTTTGCTGCCTTTAGGATATTTGCAGAAACTTAAATCTGCGTGGACATCAGACGAAGATGACGTTACAAGCATCTATTTCAACACATACGCAGAAACCTTGCGAGCCTTATCTGCCACAGGTGACTACGACCTGTCAAGCAAAGACGAAGTGTTGCAACTACAAAAAGATGCAAAGTTCAAAGCACGAATCTTGACCACATTTAGGGCTGTATCACAGTTCACCGGCCCAACAGCGGGAACCATCGAGTTCAAAGTTCCAACCAACGAAGGCGACCAGTTCATTTCGGCGTTGATCAAAGAGTTTTATGATATGCAGGCTGATCCTGCTATCGGCTACGACAAAGCGGTGCCACAGTTTTTGGCTAAATACGGTGACGAAGCAGCACTGTATGTGTCTGCAAAAAGCCGTGCGGCCGTTGAAGGTTTGGAAGCAACATCAGAGTTTAACGACTGGGAACGACGCAACGGGGATTTGATTTCCCTGTATCCAGAGGTGTCAAGGTATTTGGCTCCCGCTGGTTCAGACTTCAACTTCACTGTGTATGACCGTCAGACACGGGCGGGCGAGCGTGTCAAGTTGACCGATGATCAGATTATTGAGTTGGCACAGATTCGTATTGGTTCAGCCAATTTCCGTGCTGCACGTCAGCAGGTTGGTCCGTATCCGAGTGATGAGGCAAAAGATTTGTTGAAACGGTATCGAGCGTTTTTGTCTAAGAAGTATCCTGGGTTTCCTGCTGTGGCAGAGTTCCAGGTGGGCAAGTATTACAACGACATTTTGGAGTTGAAGCAACTGGTGTTTGATAAGCGTGTAACGGTGGATGGTACTGTTACATCTATCAGACAGTATTTGTTGGCACGTGAGCAGGCTATTGCTGCTTCGGGTGTTTCCGAGTCAGGTTTCCGTTCTGCGAAGTCTGCTGGACCGTTGAGGGACAAGTTGGCTAGTATTGGTTTGGTATTATCTGAAAGTGAACCAAACTTTGCTCGAATCTATGATCGCCTGTTGGCATCGGAAGTGGAATGATCATGGCTGAAGGTGATGGCGCAACAACTGATTCTGGTGCAACTTCGTTTGAGGAGTTCGTGGGTGCTGAAGGCGGCCTAGATTTCGCTGGTGTTGCTGTAGATTATGAGGTTCCTGCTCGCGCATTTAAGGGTTTCAGTGGGAATGTGACTGCCGCAGAACAAGCGACTTTGAGTAAAAAGTTGTCACGGTTCGGTCCACAACAAGTTTATAAAGGTTCGTATTTGGTTAATGAATCAGGTTTGATTGACAAGAAACCGTACAACCCAAACAAAGATGTTTATACAGAAATGTATTCTATGGACACGACAACTTTGCGTCAATATCAGTCGATTCTGTATTCAAGAGGTTTTTACGGAAGAAACAAACCTTCCCAGACAGGCACTATGTCAACTGACAGATCGGCGTTCAAAGAACTTTTGACTTATGCGAACAGTCGTGGCTACACGTGGCAAGCGTTGATACCTGAAATTGCTTCTATGCCTATGACGATGGGTGGTGGCGGTGGGTCTAGGTATCGTGTTTCTGCGCCGGAAGATATTACCGAGTATTTGCGTCAGGCTTCGTTGGAGAAGTTGGGTCGCACTATGTCTAAAGAGGATGTGGATAAGGCGATTGCTGCTATTCAGCAAACCGAGCGTACGAAGGGTCCTGATGCGCCTGCGATGCAGGTGGCTGCTGCACAGCAGGTTTCCGCTGCTGATCCTGACCGTGAGAAATCTGTTCGATTCCGTCGTGGGATTGATATTGCTATGAATTTATTGGGAGGCTGATATGGCACCACGTGAAGTACAACCACCTAAAACAACAGCAGAGATTGGTCCTCGTCGTGCTGCGGCAAAGACTGTCCGCGATAATTTGAAGACAGCGTTGGGTCAAGAAGGTTTGACTGACGCAGAATATACGGCCATACAGAAACAGTATGAAGCCGCCAAAAAACAGTACAACTTGTTGGATGATTTATTTGGCAAAGCAGAAAAATCCGAAAAAAAAGCAGGGCTTGTAACTGAGGATTCGGCATCTCAAAAAGTTGTTGAGGACACGGCAACAAAAGACGCAATTAAACGTGCCGAAACTGCGGCGGTCAAATCAGCAAACATTTTCAAAGACGACCCAAACAATAAAAACAAAAAACAGAACAAAGATGTTGCGTACCAAAAATTGAACGATTTGTACGACAAGGCTGATGCTTTGGGTGTCAAGTTGCCTCGCATTATTGCACCAATCCAGGGTGGCGGTTTCGGTTTGGTCGCTCCTGCGGCTGCTCCCGCTGCTGCCGTGGAAACCGCGGTTGCGCCAACGGTTGCTACACCCAAAGTTTTAACCGAAGCAGAATCAAGGGCTCTTGCTACAGGTCGGCGACTCCCTCCACCAACGGTGGTGGATACGGCACCAACGGATACTTCTACGACTATCAAGAAGTTGTCGGCAGATCAAAAGACGTTTGTTGACGCACAGATAGTTGCACGGAAACTGAAGGACACACCAGCGAACCGTAAACTGTTACGCACCGAATATCAGAAAAGTGCCAAACCAGCCGACAATATGGCATGGATGGAGATATTCCGCAAGGACTATCCTTCGTATTCTGATTGGACTACATCGGCTGTCACGGAACATTTCGGCCAAGACTTTATTGACATTTTGAACACTGTCGCCCAGGGAACCATCGAATACTCTGATGATGAATTGAAGTCGTTGCTTAGAAACACCAAATACTTTACTGCTGTAACTGACAAGCAGTATTCGTTTGACACCGAACGTAAAGGCGTACAAGACGATCTTATTGCTACTGCCCGCAGGGCAATCACCACAGACTACGCAGATATTGGTTTGTCTGAAACCGACCTAGCCGACCTGTCAAAGACGGTCGCTCGATCAGGGTTGACTGGCACAGGACTAAAGCAGGCTGTGTACCAGTATGCGTTCCGTCGTGGTGCTGCTGCACCCACAGTCACGGATACGAAGATGGCGACTAACGTGCTACAAGGTGCCGATGCTGATGCGTTACGTCAATCTGCCCGCGCTTACGGATATTCGGTTTCGGATGCTGAAGTCCAGGCTGCTTTGACTGGCGGCATGTATAACGGTGTGGCTGTTTCGTCTGAGTCAATTTTGCAGAAAGCACAGAAAGCGGCAAAAGGTGCGTATGGGCATTTGTCGGATCAGATTGATTCTGGTTTATCGTTGGATGACATTTTTTCTAATTACAGGCGGTATGCGGCAAACGTTTTGGAGTTGGATGAGTCGCAAATAGATTTCACTAAAGACCCTAAATGGCAGTCTGCGTTTGGTACAAAAGAGTCGGGTCAGATGGGTTTGGGCGATTGGGTTAAGAAGTTGAAGTCGGACAAGTCGTTTGGTTGGCAATATACGAATGAAGCCAATCGACAGGCTGTGGATATTGCCGCGATGATTGCTCGAACGTTTGGAAAGGCTAAGTAGTTATGTCAATGATAAATTTTGATCAAATTGATTTTGGTTTTGGTAATTTAACTGCGGATAGCCTTCGTGACGCACAGGGTCGTTCTCCTATGGACCCAGGTTATGGCACCGATGCCGCAGCAGATTCTTCTCCTGTTTATGCTGGTGGAACACCTAGGGACATATTTGACGAATCGGCACCATACGTACCAACAGAAGTACCAACAGAAGTACCAACAGAAGTACCAACAGAAGTACCAACATCAAAAACTCCAGATCAGATAGCAGCAGAAGCCAAAAAAACTGACGCTAAAATTGTTTTGCAAAACGAATTGAAAAGATTAAAACTAGAATCCCTTTCCAAGGATGTAGAAGACTTGTGGGATACGGGACAGTTGGAAGATGCCAACATGGACAGGTTTATTTTTCTACTCAGAGACAAACAGGCATTTAAGGATAGGTTTGTTGGAAACGTGGGAAGGGTGGCGGCAGGGTTTTTGGAATTGTCGCCAAGCGAATATCTTGACATGGAAACTTCGTATAGGGATGTTCTTAGGGCGAACGGTCTGCCAGCATCGTTTTATGACTCCGAAGACGACTTTGCTAAATTGATTGGCGGTACGGTTTCAGCGTCAGAACTACAAAGCCGCATCGTAGACGGGTTCAATGCTGTTCAAAACGCTGATCCTGAAGTGAAACGCCAAATGAAAGAACTGTACGGAGTGTCCGACGGTGATCTTGCTGCATACTTTATTGACCCTGAACGTGTCAGACCGTTACTTGTTGCAGCCGATTACAAACGTCAAGCCGATGCAGCCAAGATCGCTGCCAAAGGTTTAGGGTTGGCAGGCATCCAACTTACAGGTGATCTTGCAGAGGGCCTGGTACGTCAAGGTGTTACCGAAACCGAAGCCGAAACGGGGTTTACCGCTATCAGCAACCTTGGCGAACTTACTACACAACTGGGTGGCGAAACAGCCCTTAGCCAAGAACAAATAATCGGTCAACAATTCGGTACTGATACTGCTGCCAAACAAGAATTAGAGAAGCGTCGCCGTCGCCGTGTAGGAGAGTTCGCTGGTGGTGGCGGGTTTACTCGCACACAAGGTGAAACTTCTGGTGCGGTTACTACTTCAGTCGGTAAAGCCCAGTAGGGTACTTGACATGCGCCCTGTGGGTGTGTGTATACTGAGAGAGTTCAACAGAACACCCATCGGAAGCCCCCCGTCTTCGATGCGTTAAAAGGGGTGAGATTTGCAGCCATTCTGAACCCTCCGGTCAGAGTGTGGGCAGAAGGAGTGGGTCATGTCAGAGTCAGACTTCGAGTTTGAGGATGAAGCACAAGACCAAGCGACACGGAATCCAGTACGCGCCAGAATGCGTGAATTGGAAGATCGGAACAAGGCTCTAGAGGCGCAAGCCAAAGAAGCCGAAGCAGCCAAACGAGAATTAGCGTTTGTCAAAGCAGGAGTTGATCCTGATGCGGCAGGTGCCAAATGGTTCGTTAAAGGCTACGACGGTGAGTTCACAGCCGAAGCAATCCGTGCAGCAGCCGAAGAAGCAAATCTCATACCTTCACAGAAAAAAGAAGTGGCTGCCGAACAGCAGGCATGGAATCGGGTGGCTCAGGCCAGTCGTGCAGGCGAGACAAGTGATGCACCGGTTGATTATGTGCAGCGTTTCAACAACGCTAAATCCGCAGAAGAAGTGATGGCTTTAATGGCTCAGGCAAGAGCAGAAGCAGAAAAATACTAATCACTCTCCAGTAGGCGCACTACCTTCTGGGGCTACCCCAAAGGAAACATAGTGGCAATTACACAAGCAAGTTCACTCAGTGTCGACCAGGCGGCGTACGACCGGTTAGCGTATTTCGCTCTCCGTTCAGAACTGTTGTTTGACCAAGCAGCAGATGTCCAAGCAACCAATCAGGCTATGCCTGGTTCTTCGGTGATCTTCACGATCTTCTCCGAATTGGCAGCAGCAACAGCAACCCTCACCGAAACTTCGGACCTTACCCCTGCAACAATGGGTGACAGCCAAGTGACTGTGACTCTTGCTGAATACGGTAACACCGTTCAGACAACCGCAAAACTTCGTGGAACAGCGTTCCTTGATGTTGATGCAACAGCAGCAAACTTGATCGGCTACAACGCTGGTCTTTCGATTGACACTGTTGTTCAAGGAGTGTTGGGTGCAGGCACGAACGTGGCTTACGCTACGGGTGGTGCAGCAGTTCCAACAAGCCGCGAATCGGTTAAGGTTGACGCAATTTTGACTGCAAACGATGTTCGTAAGCAGACAGCAGCGTTGCGTTCAGCAAACGTTGCAACATTCAACGGTTACTACATGGGTTACATTCACCCAGACGTTTCATACGATCTTCGTCGTGAAACCGGTAACGCTGCATGGAATGCACCTCACGTTAACGTGGACACCGCAGGTATCTACAATGGCGAAATCGGCACTTTTGAGTCGGTTCGTTTCATTGAGACTCCACGCGCACCTTTGAATGCCAACGCATCGAACGGTACCAGCACAACTGGAATCATTGACGTTTACAGCACTTTGATCATGGGCCGTCAGGCTTTGGCGAAGGCTTACTCAGCAATCGATGGCAACGGTGTTGTTCCTAAGGTTGTTCGTGGTCCTGTCGTGGACAGTTTGCTCCGTTTCAATCCAATCGGTTGGTACTGGTTGGGTGGCTACGGTCGCTTCCGCGAAGCCTCGTTGCGTCGTATTGAAGGCGCATCAAGCATTGGTGCAAACGCTTCCTAATTAAGTTGCGTTAGTTACCCCAAAGTGTGGGGCGGCCCAGGTTCCCCTCGACCTCGGTGCCGCCCCACTTTTTGTTTGGTGTATGATGTTTTTGTCGAAAGGTTTGTATGTCTATTTCCAATTATGCAGAGTTAAAGATTCTGGAACACACGACTGGTAAGACTGCGTGGACTATTCCTACGAATGTTTATGTAAAGTTGCATACAGCGGATGCTGGCGAGGCTGGTACTACTGCGGCTGCTACTGAAACAACTCGTAAGGTTGCTGCGTGGGCTACTGCTGCTTCTGGTTCGATTGCTACTTCAGCAACTTTGGAGTGGACTAACGTTGCTGCTACGGAAACGTACAGTCATTGGTCTATGTGGGATGCTGCTACTGCTGGCAACTGTTTGTGGACTGGTGCGTTGTCGTCTTCGGCGGCTGTGACTGCTGGCGATACTTTTCAGATCACTTCGCTCACGCTGTCGCTCGATTAGGTAGGTAGCCCCTAGTGGCTATAACTGCTGTTGCGGGGTTTACAGAACCGTTTAGGAACACTCATCCGTTTTATCGGTATGGGTACGTTAATGCCACACGCACGGCTACTGGTAGTGGTGTTGGTACTCAAATTGCAAGTGGCGCAAGAGCGGTTATTGTTACTGCTACTGCGTCGGGATTAGGCACTGCTTCTTCCACGGCAAGTGTGCTTCGTGCAAGGTTTGCTACAGGTAGTGGCATTGGTGATGCTACTGCGGTAGCACTGTCCATACGGATTCGTACTGCCACAGGTTCCGGTGTGGGAACAATGGATTCCACAGGATTGCATATTGCGCCTCGTACGGCGTCAGGTAGCGGTCTTGGCTCTGACACTACTGTTGGGGAGATTACGCCTGTTAGAACGGCCGAGGGAAGCGGTATAGGGGGTTCTGTAGTCACATTCATTCGTACCCCCATCCGTGTTGCTACAGGATTAGGTGTCGGGTCCGGTGACGGTATTGATCTTGTTATCAACATTCGCACAGCCGTAGGTTCGGGTGAAGGAACTTCGGTCAGTCTTAGTGGTGTCGCATACTTCCGTACGGCCACAGGATCAGGTCAAAGTACGGATTCGGCTGACTGGGTAAAGTCGCACATCTTCCGTGTGCCATACACCTACCAGTATGTTGGCGGATTCTTCAACGATTTTGATGGGGCAAACCGTTTAGGTTCTTACATTAAAAGTAATGTTCGAGCAAGAAACCTTTACAAACTGACCGACAACAGTTACACCATTGTTGACCAACGTGATCTAGGTCAAGTAAGAAAAGTTTGGTATGGTGGGCGTGACCACTTTTTGACAGCAGCAGAAGTAACAGAACTTACAGCAGACGGATTTGGAGCGTACATAACCTGATGGCAATATTCCGTACACCAACCGACAACTTTGTGACCCCAGTATTGGCTGACTTTGACGTTAAAGGAAACCGTCTATCCGAAGAACAACGGCTTGCTAACAGGTTGGCTCGACATCGCCAACCAACAGCGCGTGGTCGTAACGTGTTTCAGTTAACCGACTTGTCATACACAGAGAACCAGCCGTCTAACATGTTGACAGTAATCAAGGTGTACTACGGTGGGCATGACATTGAGGTGGATGCTACTGAGGTAGCATCGTTAACAGCAGCAGGATACGGGAGTTACATAACGTGATCAAACATCAAGAGACACATCCAAACTTGGATGTCGAGGGTTGTTTCGGATGCAAAGTTTCAGCAGTCGGATTTAGTGCAGAACTTATGCCCACCCGTACAGGTTCCTCACGGTCGGCAACCATCGCACAAAAGGATCGTGTGCTAGAAAAGGATCTAGACGCATACAAACGATTACGTGACGACGGTATCCAGCCAAGAAAAATTGATGGTGCTGCAAACGTGGAAGCGAGAGCAACAGAAAAATGGCAGGCAGAATCAGGGATACTTCCCGACTTTTAAGTGTTGAAGGTGTCAACATCCCGCATATCGGTTACGGGAAAATGGTTCAAGGGTTAAAAACAGCGTTATCGGAAAAGGTAACATTGGATGACCGTGCCGAAACCGTAATGTTTGCGTTACGACCGAACCTCATTTCAGGCTGGTTTGATGACCAACGGGTGTCGGTTTTAACCATGTGGGAAACAAACTGGCTACCACCACAGTTCCATGAATACATCCCGTTAATCGAAACAGTGATAGTGCCATCCATGCACAACTATGATCTGTTCTCCCAGTTCCACAACAACGTTCACATGATCCCGTTGGGTGTTGACCGTGACATGTGGTGTCCGTCAGCAGATAAACCTGAAGGCAAGTTCCGGATCATGTGCGGTGGCTCAGAGTGGTATCGCAAAGGGTTAGATGTGGTGTTAGAAGTGTTTAACAGATTGCAACTATCTGACGCAGAACTTCACATTAAGATTGTGCCACCCCATCTGTCGGCACCAAAAAACCTGGATTACCCGAACGTGATCTTTCACCGTGAATGGTTGACAGTTGAACAAGAACGTGATCTAGTGCGCTCTATGGATGGGTTCGTGTCAGTGTCCCGTGGCGAAGGTTTTGGTCTAATGCCATTACAAGCCATCTCTGCTGGTATCCCAACCATCCTGTCTAACGCTCACGGGCATCGAGAGTTCGCCGATCTTGCCACCCATCGCATACCAACCACCAGTGTTCCTACTGCTAAAGGTCTTTGGCAAGACATGGGTGACTGGGATGAACCTGACGCAGATGCACTCGCAGAAGCAATCACAGACCTATACAACAAACGTGACAAGTACCGTCGTCAAGCAGTCCTGACAGCCCCACAAACAGCAGCGTTCAACTGGGACACAGCAGCCGACCAAGTGCTACAGATCGTGCAACCAACCACCAACAGATCTACTGGTGCATGGAAACCGTTTGAACCGATGTGCGAAATCGAGGTATCTAAACGGATACAAGCCTCCATCGGGCAACACAAAGTGGAACTGTTACCTGGGGTAAAGCATCGTGTAGTGTTAAATGTCAGAGACGTATTGCTTAACGCAGGAGTATTGAAATGATGAAACCTAAAGCAGTTTGGGACACACCGAACCCTAAAAAGAAATCTAAGAAACTGTCCCCAAAGAAAAAGGCTGCTGCGAAGGCTTCGGCTAAAGCGGCTGGTCGCCCATACCCTAATCTAATTGACAACATGAAAGCCGCTAAGAAGCGTGGCTAAGACTGCTGCTTGGCAACGCAAAGAAGGCAAGAACCCTGCTGGCGGTTTGAACGCTAAAGGTCGTGCATCTGCTAAAGCACAAGGTATGAACCTGAAGCCACCTGTGTCAGCGAAGCAAGCAGCGAAATCACCTAAAGCGGCTGCTCGACGTAAATCGTTTTGCGCACGTATGGGTGGGATGCCAGGCCCGTTGAAAGACAGCAAGGGAAAGCCGACCCGTAAGGCTTTGGCGTTACGCAAATGGGATTGTTGATGTGTGGTAATCTGTTTTTCTAAACCTTGAAAGGAACGATTATGCCTAAAGTTGGAAAAATGAACTTCCCTTACACTGCCAAAGGTAAGGCTGACGCAAAGAAGATGGCTAAGAAAACCGGCAAGCCAATGATGAAAGCAAAGAAGAAGGGCAAGTAATCATGTCTATGAAGGGCGAAAAATACAAGTCTAAGAGTGCCAAGAAGAAGCATGAAAAGATGGAAGGCAAAAAAGAGAAGATGATGGAATACGGCAAGCCTAAAATGAAGGCCAAGAAAAAGAAATAAATGTCTACTGCTGGTGCGCTCATCAACAGGGTGTCACGGCAACTGTTATCTGGAACGATTGAGGAACGGAACAAGTTAGCAACAACCGTTACATCGTCGGACACTTCTATTGTCATGTCTTATGACTTGGCTGGTTTGCGCGCTGGATCAGTTTTTGAGATTGATTCGGAACTCATGTATGTCTGGGTTGCTGAGTCAGGTTCTAAGACTTTGACTGTTGAGCGAGGCTATCTAGGTACTACAGCAGCCGCACATACGGCTGGCGCACTTGCGATTCTGAACCCACGTTTTCCTCAGCAACAACTGTTGGATTCGTTCAACCAGGAACTAGATGATTTGTCTAGCCCGTCTAACGGACTGTTTCGGGTGATTGCGGCGAATGTTGATTACAACGGTTCTGACCGTCAGGTCAACTTGACAAGTGCAACCACGATCATTGACTTGATTGATGTGCGGTTACGCTATTTGTCTTCTGATTATCCGGTGTTGCGTGGGGTGCGGTTGTCACGGGATTTGCCTACATCCGATTTTGCGTCAGGGTTTGCTTTAACTTTTGATGAGGTGTCTATGGCAGGTACTTTGCGTGTCCGATACAAAGCCCCATTTGTTCGTGCTTCGACGACTTCCTCGGATATTCAGTCGGTTTGTTTGATGCCAATAAACATGGAAGACATTGTTGAGATGGGTGTCATGGCTCGCATGTTGTCTGTGCGTGAAGTAAAACGTAACTTCATCGAATCACAAGGCGATACCCGTAGATCGGATGAGGTTCCTGCTGGTTCTATTTCTAATTCGGTTACAAACATTTTGAGGTTGCGTCGTGACCGTATTATTGCTGAGGCCTCTAAGTTGGCTCGGCAATACCCGTTAACTATTAGGGTTTAACGTGGCATACGTTTTAGATTTTAGTAGCCCATTTCTTGGTGGTGCATCGTTTTATACAGGCACAGGCACTACGCAACTTGTTCCGTTTGTTTTTCCCATTGCCATCAACGGTCGACCATATTTGATTGACACTAAATCTAATGATTTCACACGACAGTTTGATGCGCGTGTCCGTGATTCGGTTGACCAGTCGGCTGAACCTGGTGAGGCTGCTATCAACCCGCAAGGTTTGTGGAGGCGTTCGCAGTCGTCTTGGCATTATGGTGCAGGTCAAAACTATTCGGATACTGCTGACGCTGAGGCGTACCGTTTTCTTTCTAGTAAGGGTGTGAATGTTTGGGATCGTGGCAAGTTGTCGTTGTTGAAAGACACCACGCAGATTTTGTCTGATGCTGCTGCAACTCTAAAATCTATTGTTGCTGGCACACGCCTGTATGTGGCTTCGGGTGGCAACGTAACGTTCTACACGAGCCTTACCGCCAGTCCAACTAACTGCATTGACGAACCTGGTGGGGATGTTGGCTCAATGACAAGCGACGGTTACAACGTATGGGCTTCGTTTGCTAGTCACGGTATCCACTACACAAACACTTCTACGAATGATTTCGATTCGTACATCACGGGTACGGATACATTCACCAAAATTAAGTACGTTAAAGGCCGTTTGATGGCTGCTGCTGGCAATACGATCTACAACTTTATTTCTTCTGGTGGTCCAGGCGCAGGGTTGTTCACTCATGGAAACTCACAGTTTCGTTGGGTTGGGTTCGCTGGTGGACAAAACCATATTTATGCGGCAGGGTTTGCTGGTCAAACATCGTTGATCTACAAGACAACTATCTTGGCAGACGCTAGTACTTTGACTACACCAATTGTGGCAGCCGAACTACCTGAAGGCGAAATTGTTACAGCACTAGATTCATATTTGGGCTATGTGTTGATTGGTACAACTACAGGTTTTAGGTTTGCGTCATCGGATGACAACGGCAACCTTGTTGTGGGACCGTTGATCGAGGTTGGTCAAGTGGATGCGTTTGCTTCACAAGGTCGGTTTGTTTGGTTCTCATACAAGAACCTTGACACCATTTCTACGGGTTTGGGTCGTATGGACATTGGTTCACAGATCGCCACTAATCAACCTGCGTGGGCAGCAGATTTGATGGTTACAGGTACGGTTGCTGCACCCTGTCAAGGTGCTGTGCCTTCAATCAACCTGTACGGTACACGACCTGTGTTCACGGTTACAGGCTTAGGTGTGTACTGCGAACATGCCACCGATCTTGTTGCATCAGGAACTATTGAGTCAGGTATTTATCGTTGGGGTGTACCGGACAGCAAATTTATTCCTAAATGGGATTTACGTACAGAGCAATTAGATGGTTCTATTTCGTTGGCGGTGGCCTCTGATGGTGGGTCGTTCGCTACGGTTGGCACACAGTCAATTGCTAACAGTTTGGAATCCACGTTTGATGGGTTTGAGACAAGAGTTTTTGAGGCTGAAGTTCGGCTCACTATGACCCGTTCGGCTTCTGCCACGGTTGGTCCTGTGTTGACACGTTGGATGGGTCGGGCGTATGCGGCACCGTTGCGTTCACAAATCTTTAGTGTCCCAATTTTGTTGCACCACCAAATTAATGTTCGTGGTCGAGAATACTTTTTTGATGTGGATGATGAACTGTTCCGTTTGCGGGCGTTGGTGGAAACCCCGTCGGTGATCACCTATCAGGAGAACTTAGATACCTATTCGGTGGTCGTTGAGGATGTACGCTGGCAGCCTGTGGATTCGGCTCATTCTCATAACGAGTGGGATTGGAACGGCACATGTACGGTAATTATGCGGTCGGTTAGGTAGTGTATGATAAAGGACAACTATGGCTGCTGTAACTAGACGACAATACAAGGGTGCTGCGGCATCAACCACAACTGCTAGTTCTTTGAGTATTTCCGACACGTCGGTTACTTTGACTGCTACCACAGGTTGGCCGTCTACGGCTGCTGTTCCGTTTTATGTGGTGATTGATCCTGGTACTTCGTCTGAGGAGAAATGTTCGGCAACTATTTCGGGTTCTACTTTGACGTTGACTCGCGGGCAGGATGATACGACTGCTGTTGCACATAGTTCTGGTGCAACGATCTATCCGGTGTTTACGGCTGATGATGCTGATGAAGCAAACAATATGGCTTCGACGATGACTACTAAGGGTGACTTGTTGGTTACTACTGGGTCGGCGTTTAATCGTTTGGCTGTTGGTACTAACTATCAGGCTCTTGGTGCTGATTCGACTGCGACTAATGGTGTTGCTTGGCAGTCGTCACCAAATAGTTTGATGACCACTAAGGGTGACATTATTGCTGCTTCGGCTGCAAACACTCCTGCTCGTCAGGCTGTTGGTGCTGATGGTTCTGTGTTGATGGCTGATAGCGCACAAACTAATGGTGTGGCGTGGGTTGGGAATGGGTTGTCTAATCGTAATTTGATTATCAATGGTGCTATGCAAGTGCATCAACGAGGTCTTTCAACTGCTGCTATTACTACCGATAGCATAGCAACCGCAGATAGATGGACTTCCCAAATTGGAACTTTAGGTACTTGGACTAATTCTGTTGAAACAACGGATGCGCCAACAGGTTCAGGTTTTAAAAAATCTTGGAAATGGTTATGCACCACTGCTGATGCCTCACCTTCTGCCGGTGACTACATGGTTACACAAACAAGGCTAGAAGGCCAAAATCTTCAAACGATACTTAAAGGTACGGCTTCTGCTAA